CGTAACCGTGTTCCGCGAAAAAGGCGAACGGTTTTACCGCGTCGATAACGAGCCTATTCCGTACACGTCGTCGCAGATTCTCCATATTAAGGGATTCTCGCTCCCCGGCGATCTTGTCGGTCTAGGAATCCTTGCGGCGCAGAGACAAGGCATCGCCGCGGCCGTAGCGGTGCTCGAGTACGCGGCGCGGTACTTCGATGGCGGCGCGATGCCGTCCTACGTCCTTAAGTCAGAGAACGACGATCTAACAGAGATCGAGGCGCAGGCGCTTAAATCCAAGTGGATGGAGGTTTACGGAGGACGTAACCGCGAGCCGGTCGTACTGAACTCGTCCACGTCGGCGCTCCCGCTTAACGCGAACGCCAACGATGCCCAACTAATCGAAACCCGACTTCAGTCCACTAGCGACGCCGCGAACATCGTCGGTATTCCCGGAACGATGGTCGGAGCGCCGAACTCGTCGCGCACCTACTCCAACGTCGAGGCGCAGGCTCTCGAATATCTCCGGACGTCGATTATGCCTATTACGTCCCGTATCGAATCGGCGCTCTCTGACTATCTCCCACGCGGCCAGAGAGCGCGGTTTTCGTACGACTCGCTACTTCGGGCGGACACTCTGACCCGATATCAGGCGCACGAAATCGCGCTCCGCGCCGGTTTCCTAACCGTCGACGAGATCCGCGAACTCGAGGACCGGCCGCCGGCCGGCGTCCCGATCGAAACCGGAACGGAGGACTCCCCGGTATGAATATTGAGAATCGGTCCTACGAAACGGATCTCGAAATACGTAGCGACGGCGACGGCCGGACCGTCTGCGGAATCTGCGTCCCGTTCGACGTGGAGCAGAGAATCCACGCCGGACTAACGGAAGTGTTCCGCCGCGGAGCGTTCGCGAACGTCGCTCGAGCCGCGCACCGCGTAAAACTTCTCGTCGGTCACGACTCGAAGGCTCTCCCTATCGGCCGTGCGACACTTCTCCGCGAGGACGCGTCCGGTCTCTATGGCGAGTTTCGCGTTAGTAAAGGACCGCGCGGAGATGAGATTCTCGAACTCGTCCGCGATAACGCGCTAACGGATCTGTCTATAGGTTTCCAACCGTTAAAGGATCAGAGGCGACCGGATGGAGTGATCGAGCGTCTCGCCGCGCATTTGGCGGAAGTGTCGCTCGTCACGTTCGGCGCATATGGCGGAGCCGCCACCGTGGTAGGTGTACGGGTCGAATCCCCGACGCCGAATCTCGACGTCGTGCTCGAGATGCTTAAGGATCTCCGGAAGTGACCGCACCGCAGTACGCGAAAACGGTAACGGACGTCCCGTCGAAGATCGTTAACGCGGAGGAAGTGTTCCGGCCGGTATGGGTTTACGTCGTCGGAAACTCGACCGTATACGTAGGAAACTCGAGCGTCACGACCGCTAACGGATTTCCGCTCGTAAAACACTCCGCGCCGATACAAGGCTCTTTAGGTCCGGGACAGGATTTATGGGCCGTGACCGGCTCCGGCGTCACCGAAGAAATCCGTATCTTTACGATGCCGGCGGACTAACCGGATGCCGTGGCATATCGAAACCGGTCGCGACGACTGCGACGGATACGCGGTCGTAAAGGACGACGACGGAGAACTCGAAGGATGCCACCGAACCCGCGCAAACGCGGAGGATCAGATCGCCGCGCTCTACGCGTCAGAGGACGACGACGAGGATCTCGACGACGACGGCCAGAGGCTCGCCACCGGACCCGCCGCGATCCTTGTCGATATTGACGGAACACTTGTCGCCGGCTCTGCGGTAAACGGACCGCTCGTCACCCGCCTAAATAACCGCGATACGGAGACGTTCGTCGTAACCGGCCGGCTCGACTCGACCCGCGACGCCGCGGTCGCACTACTCGAACGAATCGGACTGCGCTACTCCGCGCTATATATGAATCCCGGCGGCGACTCGAACACGCATAAAGAACAGACCGCGCGGCGACTTCTCGAGCGTTTTAACGTCGTGCTCGCGGTCGACGATAACGAACGCGCTCGCGCGATATATGAGAATCTTGGAATCGCGACAGAGGCTCCGCAGATTCGCCGCGCCATCGTCGAAGAAATCCGCGACGCGATTCGCGACGTTCGCTAAACTCGGATCTAGTCGGCACCCCACCGACCGCGCGACGCGCACCCCGGCTACGGCCGGCACCCGCTCGCCGGCGTCGGATGGCACCCCGTAGGAAATCCCTACTACGAAAAGGACTAATCGAAATGTCGAACGCATTTCTTACTAATCTCCACGAGACCCGTAACGCGAAGTCGGGTCTGATCGACGCGACTCTCGCTCGTGCCGCGGACGAGGGCCGCGACATTACCGAAATCGAACTCGCCAACGTTCAGGCTCTGAAGTTGGAAATCGAGCGTCTCGACGAGCGCATCGAGCAGATTTCGGAGATCGAAGTTCGCAAGGCTAAGGCCGCGGAACTTGCCGCTCTCGTCGACGGGTCGAAGGTCGAGACCCGCGACGCCGCACCCGCTCGAGTGATCTCGGAGGAGGCCACCTACCACGAGCGCGGCGAGAACGACTTTCTCGCGGATGCGATCGCGGCAGAGTTCGGCGGGTCGTACGAGGCTCGCGAGCGCATCGCTCGCTATCAGAACGAGGTTCGCGTCGAAAAGAGAGACTCCGGTTCTTCTAACTTCGCCGGTCTCGTTATCCCGCAGTATCTCGTTAACGAGTTCGCTCCGCTCCGCCGCGCCGGTCGACCCGTGCTCGATATCTCGAGCCGTCCGACTCTGCCGGCGTCCGGTATGTCCGTGAATATCGGTCGTATGACGACCGGCGTTACTTCGTACGTTCAGGCGTCGGAGAACACGGCCGCTACCGAATCGTCCCCGGATGACACTCTCCTAACGATTCCGGTCGGAACCGTGTTCTCGATGTTCGACGTTTCTAAGCAGGCCGTTATGCGCGGTACCGGCGTCGAGACCCAACTTCTCGGAGATGCGGTCCGTTCGTACCACGCGAAACTCGACTCTCTCGCTATCGCCGGTTCCGGCTCTAGCGGCGAGCATCGCGGCATTCTCAACACGTCCGGAATCGGGTCGGTTACCTATACCGACGCGTCCCCCACGTGGGCGGAGTTTTTCCCGAAGTTGGTCGCCGCGGTCTCCGCGATCTCGTCGAACTTCTACGGAGCCGCTACGCATATCGTCGCGCACCCGACCCTCGTCGGATGTTGGCTCCGCGCTCTCGACACGACGAACCGTCCGATCTTCGGACCTACCGCCGGTAACCCGATGAACGCGGCCGCCACCTACGACCGTCCCGACTATATGGGCGGAGGACTTCAGATCCTCGGAATCCCGGTCGTCGTCGACGCGAACGTCCCGACGAACCTCGGAACCGGCACCGACGAGACCGCGGTTATCGTTGGCGACTTCCGCGAGTCGTATATCTGGGAGGAGGCCGGCGCATCGCCGCTCTACGTCCGATTCGAACAGCCGGACGGGAACGTCGCGATCCGTACCTCCGTGTTCGGTTTCTCCGCATACACGGCCGGGAAGTATCCGACCGCGTTCGCGGCGATCACCGGAACCGGTCTCATCGCGGCTAACTGGGCCTAATCTCGACGGCCGGTCTCTCGCACGAGACCGGCCATAGAGACTAACGACTATGGAACTCGAGACCCTTATTCGCGCATATAGGGAAGAACTCGCCGGTTACCGCCGGCGCGGACTTCACGACCGCGCCGCACTAGTCGAAGAATCGCTCCGCCGGCTCGGAGTCTCGACCGGTGTCACGCCGCGCGAGAATGTGCGCTCCGGGCCGGCGAGCACCATCGCGGAAGATGCCGCCAGAGACGCGGAGACGCCGCCTAAGGCGTCGAAACCGGCTCCGGCACCTAGACCCGCCAAGAGTAAGAAACCGCGCCCCTAATGGCTATAACGAACGGATACGCGACTCTCGCGGAACTTAAGTCGTATCTTAAAATCGACGACTCCGTAGAGGATGCGCTACTCGAGCAGATCATCGAGTCCGCGTCCCGTATGGTCGACGATCTCGCTAATCGGTCGTTTACCGTGCCGGCCGCGACGAGCGTTCGGTATTACTACCCTCGTAACGTGTATACGCTCCCGATCGACGATCTCGCGAATACGACCGGTCTCGTCGTTCAGACCGACCCGGATTCGACCGGCACCTATACGACGACTCTTACGCTCGACGTCGATTATCTTCTCGAGCCGCTTAACGCCGCACCGGAAGGACGGCCGTATACGTTCGTCCGTATCGTCGGGTCGCGGTCGTGGGGATTCTCGCAGATCGCGACCGCACGTCCGGCCGTGAAGATCACCGGCCGATTCGGATGGCCGGCTATCCCGGACGCGATCACGCAGGCGACGCTAATACTCTCCGCGGATCTCTATAAACGGAAGGACTCCGTAGGCGGGGTTCTCGGACTCTCGGAGATGGGCGCTATCCGTATGTCTCCGCTCGGGCGCGACGTGGCGAAAATCGTTCGCGCCTACCGTAAAGAGTTCTTCGCGTGAATATCGCAAGCGTTCGCGATGCGATGGCCGCGAAACTCGAGGCTCTGACCGGCGTTCGCGTGTTCTCATACGTGCCGGATTCGGTGCCGGTGCCGGCCGCGGTCGTCGGGAACGTAACGATTAACTTCGACGACGCGCAGAATCGCGGACTCGATCAGGGTACGTGCGACGTGCTCCTAATCGTTTCGCGCATGGCGGAACGCTCCGCGCAAGAAACACTAGATAAATGGCTCAATACGACCGGCGTCGGGTCCGTTAAAACGATTCTCGAGGCGGATCAGAGCCTTAACGGGACCGTCTCCGCGGTTCGTATTCCACGCGCCGAACCGATAACGATAGAATACGGCGGAGTCGCATATTTCGGATACAGATACGAGGTCACGTTCTATGGGTAAATATCGAATCGTTATCGGGACCACACTTGGAGCACCCGGCGAGATCGTCACCGACGAAGAACTCGCCGCCGCCGGCGTGAACGTTCCCGCTCTCATGCTCTCTGGTCACCTAGAATCGGACCGGAGCGCACCCGCAACTAAGAAAACAGACCCGGAAAAGGAGTCTTAAAAATGGCCGTTTATATCCCGATGACGCAGGTTACGGTTAATAGCGTAAACATTTCGGATCGTGTCGTTTCGTGCGTTCTCGCCAGATCGAAGGAATCGCAGGACGTCACGACGCAGGCGGACACCGCTCGCAAGTACGCCGGCGGTCTCGAGTCGAATACGGTTACGCTCGAACTCCAACTCGACGGCGCCGCAGGCTCGACGACCGCGACTCTCTCGTCGCTCGTCGGTACTACGACGACCGTTATTCTCGTTCCGACCGCCGCCGCGGTCTCGTCGACGAATAAGCGCTATACGCTTACCGGCGGATATGTCGAGTCGTTTAGTCCGATCGACGGCGCTCTCGGGTCGATCGCGACTACTTCCGTAACGATCACCGGCGGAGTACTTACGGAGGCCAGTTCCTAAGATGCTCCCGGTATTCTCCGTCCGCGTCGCACATATCGACGGAACCGAAGGACTCTACGAAGTAACTCCGTTCGTCATCGACGAATGGGAGGAAATGTTTAAGTTACCGTTTATGCGGACGTTCTCGGAACTCGAATCGGTCCATAACCGGTATCTGAACTATCTCGCGTTTCTCGCGGAGCGCGAGGCCGGCGTCGCGGTTGCCGCGTGGAAACGCGACTATACGGTTTCGCTCCGTTCGATCCCGGCGCTCGAACTCGCAAACCCTCCGGTCCCGGCGGATGGCGAGACCGGCCGCGAGGCTACGTCCGTCGGTTAGTCGCGGAGATCGCGGTCGAGACCGGGATCGCACCGCGCGAAATAATGAAAACGAATCCGGAAATCGTGCTCTATATGGCGGAGCGCATCGTCGAGCGTAACGAGGCGGAGAACCGCACCCGCGGAAGGATGCCGCGCTAATGGCGATGAACCGGTATCAGAGAGCCGCGCGATCCGCGTATATGGCGGAGGCGTCCGGCGGACGTGGCGCTCTCGAGATCGAGGGACTCCGCGACGCGCAGAGGACGCTACGGAAGGCGTCGAAGGCGTCTCGCGACGAGATGAAAGAGACGCATCGTAAGGCCGGCGAACTCGTCATAGGTGCGGCGATTCGCTACGTCCCGGTTATTACCGGTCGACTTCTCGGATCTCTTAAGAGTGTGCCTACGCTCCGGCAGGGCCGCGTACGCGTAGGTTCGGCGGCGGTCCCGTACGCCGGTCCGGTCCATTTCGGATGGCCGCGAATGAACATACGTCCGAACCCGTTTATCTATGACGCGCTCGACGAGCGTACGAACGCGGTTCGTGCTCTCTACGAGAGCCGCATCGACGCTATAAACCGCGGTCTCGATCTGACCGGCACGATCGCGAAGGCTCCGCGGAAGTCTGGCGGGTCGCTCGGCGAGACCGGAAATATGCCGGACGCGTTACTCCGTGACCGCGACGGCCAGATAATCGGCGGCGTGTACGGAACCTCCACCGTGTATTTCTAGGGAAGTAGAATCGCTCTATGGCTAAGGCTATTAACGTCGTCGTTTCCGGTAATGCGGCACCGCTCCGGAAGGCTCTCGGACAAGCCGAATCGAATCTCGGAGCGTTCGGCGCGTCTGTCCGGCGGTTCGCTCTGCCGGCGGCGGCGGCGCTCGGAGGCGTCGCGTTCGCCGGTTTTCAGATGGCGCAAGCCGCGATGGAAGATCAACAGGCCGCCGCGGAACTCGCGCGACAACTTCGCGCCACCACGAAGGCCACCGACGCCCAAGTCGCAAGCGTCGAAGCGTTTATCGAGAAAACGAGTCTCGCGACCGGCGTCGCAGACGATGATCTCCGGCCGGCGCTCGCGGCGCTCGTCCGCGGCACGAAGGACGTTACGACCGCGCAACGACGAATGGGTCTCGTACTCGACGTATCCGCCGCCACCGGTAAGAACGCGGTAGAAGTCGCGGACGCGCTCGCGAAAGCGTATCAGGGCAACTACCGCGGTCTCCGGTC